TTGAGCTTGGATGACTTCTCCGAGCGCATCATGCTGCCCATGATGAATAACCTTGCCGGTGGGGTTGCTGCGGCGATTATGAGCAATTCCGCCAATACCATCTGCAACATGGCGCAGAACGCCGATGGTGCGGGTAACATCCTTACTCCGACTTCCGGGACGTTTCTGGATGCCCAGGCGACGTTGAACATCAACTCCACGCCGCCTTCCTCACAGAAAATCATCAACGATCCACGCACGGAAGCGCGAGTCGTCACCAGCCTGTCAGGATTGCTCAATCCGACAACCGCTATTTCGGATCAGTATTACGAAGGCATGATGTACCGGGCTTTGGGAGCTACCTGGTTTTCCGATCAGACCGTGCTTAAGTTTACTACAGGCACATTTACAACCGGCACGATGAGCGGTGCCAACCAGACCGGAACTGCATTGACAGTTACGGGTATTACCGGAACGCTTCTTGTTGGTGATATTGTGACCATTGCCGGCGTTAATGCCGTCAACCGTGTTACCAAGCAGTCAACTGGTGAGCTTCGCCAGTTTGTCATTACGGTTGCTATGGCAGCTAACGCTACGGTGATGAATGTCTATCCGTCATTGATCCCGTCAGCTACTGGCGTTGCTGGTGGCCCCGCTGTTCAATATCAGACGGTGGATGCTTCTCCTACTGTTAGCGCTACGATTACGCTCTACACAAACAATGGTGCGGCTCAGACCTACCGTAAGAACTTCCGCTATGCGCCGCAGGCTATCACGATGGCTACTGGCGATCTTCCGTTGCCGGCGAACAAGGTCGTTGCCCGTCACAAATATGATAATGTCTCCATGCGAGCCATTACCGATTACATGATTGGTACCGACCAGGAAATAACCCGTCTTGATGTTCTGTTCGGTTCTCTTGTGATTCGTCCTGAGTGGATGTGTGTCGTTCCTGATAAGGTTTAATGCAACAGGTGGCGGGGTAATTCCCGCCACCGCTTCCAAAAGGTGACAAATGGCTGATGCTAACGAGTTCCAGAAGGCTTATATCGAGGCGCAAAAGAAGCTGGCCAAGGATATTAGACCCATGATTGCGCGTTCTGGAATGTATAATCCAGAATCAGATCCTGAATATGTGTTTCAGCCATTTCCCGAAACCGTCAAACTCCCCGGTGGGCGTGAGGTCATCGTTAATAACCAGGAAGAAAAAGATAGCGTCTTAGGGACTAAGCCGCTTCAGGCCAAAGCTGTTTCTGTTGATGTTGCTAAATTGATCAATGAACAGCAGGCCGAAGCTCCTCGCCAGAAACGCAAATATACCAAACGCGCATCAACCGATCTTCCGGCTAATCTCGAATGACCACTGTTGCCGATGTCATAAAAGAAGGCCAACTCAAGTCCGGCGTTCTTGGACTTGGCCAATCCATGACGGGCGATGATCAAGTCAGTTGTTTGGCTGACTTTAACGACATGATCGCCCAATGGAATAGCCAGCGTTGGATGACATGGGACCTGGTAACGATTGGTTATATCTCGACAGGCTCTAGTAGTTACACGGTTGGGCCAGGTGGTAATTTCAATGTTGCTGCAAGACCGGACAGGATCGAATCTGCCTTCCTGCGGCAGCTTGTAGTGTCCGGCCTGAATGTCGATACCCCTATCGAGATCATTCCGTCCCGCGAGGAATATAATCGCTTATCTCTTAAGGGCCTGATTTCATTCACAATCTATGCTTATTACGATAACTCGTACCCTACCGGTACGGTTTATTTCTATCCAAGTCCTAATGCCGTGACTTATCAGATGTGGCTTTCGTTCAAGAATGCCATTCCGGTTTATACGATGGCGACCATTGCGAGTGTGTTGAGCATTCCGCCGCAGTACATAGCCGCCATAAAGTTTAATCTCGCCAAGCGTTATCGGCAGGCTTATGGCAAAGGTTTAAGACCAGACCCGGAATTGAATGCTCTAGCCCGCTCATCACTGGACATTGTGAAGCAATCCAATCTTCAGATTCCAGAACTTATTATGCCCAAGGTTCTCATCATTCAGTCGAGTGGGTATAATATCCTATCGGATCAATTTGGTCAGGCTTAACAGGAGACTATAATGACGCAGACCGTTCCTACCGATCTTCAATCCGTAATTACTGGTGCGCCGTTTCTGGGTGCGGTTGGCGATCTTGCCGATTGCATCAAGCGCGGCTATGGCATGAATACCTATGATGCAGTTACTGCATCGACTACTCAGACCCAGGCCGGAGGCACTAAGCTGTTTCATGGCCTGAATGTTATTGCGACTGCAAGCGGCAGTGATGCCGTGACAATGCCCATGACAAGCGTTTTTGGTTGCATTCTGGTTATCGTCAATCACAGTGGCCAGACTATCCAACTATTCCCGGCAGTTGGCGGCACGATCAATGCGGCTTCACCCAATGCTGCCGTTACGATTGCTACCGCAACTACTTCGATTTACGTCTCCAGCGTGAATAACCAGTGGTGGGGTGGTGCCATCACCAATGAAGGCTGATGCCGCGCATTCCATTGACGAGCGGCGCTTACTCTGCCGCCTCGCTGATTGCCAATGCTCAACGATCCGTCAATCTCTATCCTGAGAGCAATCCGCAGGAAACAACCCCGCCTGTCCAGGTTACGCAATATCCAAGACCGGGATTGACGCTGCTTTCCTCTCCGCCAACGGTGGGGTTTGGCAGGGGACTTTATGTTGCGACAAATGGTAAGTTATTTGCCGTTATCAATCAGAATGTCTACCATATTCACTACGAGGATAATTGGGAATTTCATCTTGTAGGAACAATGCAATCGGCCATTACTACTCCTGTTCTGGCGGCTGATAATGGCGTTGATGCGTTGTTTCTCGATAACACATTAAATGGCTATTCGGTCGTTATTGATACAGCGGTAGGACATCAGTTTAATCAGATTGGTGATCCTAACTTTCTTGGTGGCACTAGACCTGATTTTATAGACAGCTTCCTGATTACCAATCAACCAAACACAAAAAACTGGTATTCGACGCTATCGGGCCAACTCGTATTCAATGGTTTGTATATAGGTGTTAAAACGGCATGGCCCGATAATATCCAGTGCGTCATATCGGTTGAACGCGCGGTTTGGGTCTTGGGAAAATACAAATCAGAGCTTTGGTATAATGCGGGAGCGGTGCCATTTCCTTTTCAGATACAGCCTGGGCTTATTATAGAACATGGATGTGCTGCGCCCTATTCGGCTGCAAAACAGGATGTGAACTGCTACTGGCTTTCGCAGTCCCCGGAGGGGGCGCGTATGGTCATGAAGGGAACTCAGAACATAGCGCAGAGGATCTCGAATCACGCGATAGAAGCTGAGTTCGTGAATTACCCTAGAGTTGATGACGCGATAGGTTCTGTGTTTCAGATTAATGGTCATGCTTTTTACTGTCTTGATTTCCCTACTGCGGACAAGACCTGGGTTTATGATGAAGCGACTAAGCAATGGCATCAGTGGACGCATATCGACACGAACGGGATGGAGCATCGCTGTCTAACGCCGTTCAAGGCTTATGCTTATGGGATAAACGTAGGTCTCGATTGGCAAAATGGAAACCTGTATAAACTTGATGAGGAAAACTTTACCGACAATGACAGTCCTATAGCTTATATAAGATCGTTTCCGCATGTCGAAGCCAGTGAAAGCCAGCGCATTACGGTCTGGAAGTTTGTCGCGGATATGCAGGTAGGAGCGGCTCCCGGGACTTCTCAGGTTCCGACTACAATAGAACCCCCTTTGGTTTCATTGCGGGTTAGCAGGGATAGGGGGGCGAGTTGGGGGAACGCAGTCATGGTTCCTCTAGGGGCACAGGGACAGTATTTAACCAGACCGACCTGGAATAGATTGGGGTATATGGCGGATGCCGTGTTTGAATTGTCCTGGTCAACACCGTTAAAAACTGCGCTTAACGGTGCTTTTATCGAAGTCGAAAAACACGATGCCGACTTATGATTTCAGTTTATCCGGTTCAATTTCCACCCTCAAATACTCCTATTACCGATGCAAGCGGCAATATGAGCAATTCCGGGATGGCTTTTTTCCGGGCGATTTATAACAGGACGGGACAAGGAAGCGGGCTAGTCAATCAAGTCAATATAGCGGTTCCTGGCGGCTCAACATTTGATTCAGATTGGAATTTACTTACAGGATCATCAGCAGCTGATTGTGTATTACCTGCATTAACTGGCGGTCAAGTTGTTGTCGTTCAAAATGACATATCAAGTCCAATTAATATAATTCCTCCTAGCGGAGCTACGATTGACGGAATTTCTTCATTTACTCTTAATCTTGGTAAGATGCAGATATTCTGGTATTTCAGTTCAACGATTATTAAATCAACGCAATTATGATAGAAATAAAGGTTGAACCGTTTTTTGATTGCATTCATGAACTGCAAACATTTTTCCCGGATCATTGGGAGGAATTGGGAATATTCAAAGACAAGATGCCTCTATTGCCTAACTGGCCACAATACGCGGCATTGGAATCAATCGGTGAACTTCTTACAATCGTCGCCAGAAAAAACAACAAGGTTATAGGATATTATGTTTGTCGGATAGGATTTGCCATTCACAATGCCTCAACTCCGGTAGCGCAAAGCATCATGATGTGGATTGACAAGAACAAAAGGCATCATGGCATCGGTATCAAGTTATTCGAGTTTGTCGAGGATGAATTAAAACGCAGAGGTATTAAAGTCTGGTATTCCAATTCGATAGTAACAGGTAAAAATCATAAGAGCATGGATAGACTGTTGCAGTGGATGGAGTTCAAGCCGGTGGATTTGTATTACGGGAAATGGATAGGCTAACATGGGCATTGCAGGAGCAATCTTAGGCGCGGGTGTATTAGGTGCCGGGTCATCAATCTTTGGTGGATTGATGCAAAGCAACGCGGCTAATAAAGCCATTAGCGCCCAACAGCAAATGTTTGCTCAGATACAAGCTAATGAGCAACCGTTTATTAAAGCTGGACAGCAGGCCATACCAACATTGCAGGGCTTGATTACTCCCGGAGCTAATCAAACTGCATTGTTGCAGCAAACACCTGGATATATGTTTGCGAATGATATGGCGCAAAAGGGTGTATTAAATCAGGCAACCACAACCGGATTGGGTGGTAATTCATTACTGGCTGCATCCAATGCGGCACAGCAAATGGCACTGTTTAACGCATGGCAGCCGACAGTTAATTCGTTGCAGTCTCTTGTGAATACCGGGGCGCAGACAGCCGGAAACCTCGGTAATCAGGGTACACAGACCGCACAGAATATTGGTAATAACCTGGTTGGTATCGGCAATGCCCAGGCTGGTGCGGCCACTTCGGTAGGAGCAAATCTAGGCAACTCTCTTACCTCGGCAGCCCTGTTTAGTAAGTTGCTTAATAATTCAAATATGTATGGATCAGGTAGTCAAAACTCATCGTCCTCTAATTTCCTAGGCTTCTAATGGACGAATCCCAATCCCAGGTCCAGCCATTCCTACAGTCTGCCACGCCGCAGCCGCAACAGCAGCAGTCAAACCAGCTTGGCGGTCTGATGCAAGGCGCTCCTGCACCACAACGGCCCATGCAGATGAGTAAGGCACAGTTACAGGCCGGATTACATCATCTCGAAGCATTCCAAAAGGTACTATCTCCGTTGATGAACAGCCCAGACACCGGAACCAAAAACATCAGGCCAAAGATATTCGATGCTTCCGCTACATTGATAGGGCAGGGCATATTTACCGTTCCTGAAGTTATGAATGGCATCAAGGATTTGCCGGAAGAACCTTTAGGGCAAAAGAAGTGGCTGCAACAGAAACTTACGGAAGCCATGCTTGCCGAGAAGAAACTGATTCATGACTACATTGCACAAGGACCGCAACAGCAGCCCGATCAATCCGAGTGGTCGCAGGACAGTCATAAAGAGCATGTGAGCGGCTTAATGGAAAATTATAAGAGATAGCAATGCCAGTCGATACTTCTGTATATCAAAACCAGCCAAACCCGTTAGGCCAATTAACGGGCGTTTTTGGTGTAATGAATGCAGCACAACAAAACCAGTTATTGCAGACAGCAAATCAACAACATCAACTAGCCTTGCATCAAGGGTATGCAAACGACTTACTGAATTATATTGCTCCACTCGTTAACAATCCAGATATTACACAAGCTCAAATAAAGGCTACCGCTGCTGATAGAGCAAGATCAATAGGAGCGGCTGGCGCACCGGCTTATAATATAATTGCACAGCAATTGAATGATCCAAATTGGCGAGAAAATCTTAAAACGATGGCAACTAGCGCCACCGGACCTCAAAATATTCTATCTCGTCAGCCGCAAGTCGGCCCTAATGGGGAAATCGTAGCGCCTCCATCGCAGCAATATATTGGTAAGAATGTCCAACAGACATTGCCGTTAACCGCACAGCCTTCAATCGAGAAGATGCAAAAAGATTTGACGGACGTTGGCAATTTCCAAGAGCAAATTGCGCCATTAATGCAGATGCACAAGGAAATTAATTCATTGCCTGAAGGCAGCACTGGGCCGTTAACAACTGGCATCCTTCATACTGTTGAAGGCATCCATTCGATAGCCCCTGGACTACTGAAATATCTTCCAGGCGTTTCACCGGAACAAATGGCAAGCAGGGCTGCATATGCTAAATATGCCGCACAGGCAGCAAACAATATTAACGGTCGAGGAACCGACTTATCGTTAATGCAAACCATTACCGGAAATCCAAATCCATCAATCAATGATCTAACGGATAAGCAACTTGGAATGTTTGCCATTGGCGTTATGAGAATGGGAGCGGCTAAAACTCTCGAAGCATCAAGAGCAGGCCCCAATGCTGAAATAGGAACTAACGGTCCAAGTTATATCAATTCCAAGGCTGGAATAGCATCTAAACTAAACCCGGCAGCTTTTATGTATGATCTTCTTTCACCTGAAGAACGGAAAAAATTGGCTTCAATGCCTAAAGGAAAGGAGCGAGATAATTTTAATTACTCAATCCATATCGGTCAGCGAAACCAGATAATGAATTTGCCGGGGCAATAAATGGACCCTGATACTATCTGGCAAGCCATATTTGGACAGGAATCAAATTACGGTCGGGATAATAGAACCAGCGTTACTGGAGCTACTGGTCCTGGTCAAATACAGCCGGAGACATGGAGACAATATGCCCAACCAGGAGAGCATATAAACAATTACAACGATAATATTGCCGTCAGCAAACGCATTGTTCAAGACTATTACAATCGGTTTGGTGGCGATCCTGGAAAGATAGCGACGGCATATTTTTCAGGTCCCGGCAATGTATCGTCTGGTCCGCAAGCGTGGGTTAGAAATCTATCTGATCCTACTGGTAAGAATGTTGCTTCATACGTTTCAGACATAAACAGTAGATTGAAGAATATGCCACAAGAGAAAATTCCAGATTATCTGAGTGGCGCAGGACAGGTTGCAATTCCTTCTGTAGTTAACGAGCAAATACCTGATTATCTTGGAAAGTCAGAGCCAGTAAACACAACTTCATTTGCATCGAGATTTCCGCAACAGGATGCCTTTGCTCCGACACAAGGAACAGCAACAGAAGAATTTGCCAAAGGTGGGGCACATGGATTTGTTAACAGCCTGAGCAATATCCTGAGTTCCGGTGGTCAGGCTGCACAGATTGAAATGGGACAACCAATCAATGTTCCTCAAGCCCCGGAAACCTTTAACATCTTACAAAGGAATGTCACCGGACCATTGCCGCAAGGTCAAGGCATGGCAGGCAGTTTGGGCGAGAATATCGGCGGCACGCTTCCTTATATGGCGACTATGCCTTCGGTTGAGGGGCTTGCGCCTCGGCTTCTACAATCCGGGTTAATTGGCGGTGGTGCTACAGCCGGAGAAGCCGCTACAAAGGGAACTGCTTTAGAACCTTATGGTGGCTTAATTGGTGGCGTTGCTGCTCCAACAGCATTGCCATATTTGGCTAATAAGGTGGCTGGTGGTGTGGGTAATACACTCGCGGGAATTTCCGGTTCCCTTACTGGCGTTGGCCCTGATCCGATTGTAAAAGCCTTTCAATCTGGCGCTAAGGGCGGAGATGTAGCCCAGGCTTTCCGGGATGCGATTTCGGGTGGGTCATCGCCAGAAGAAATAGTACAATCGGCAAAGGCTGCATTGACTAATATGCGACTTGAACGTGGCGCACAATATCGTGCCGATATGAAAAATATTGCTGAGGACACTACACCGCTTTCGTTTGATGCAATCAACAAGGCAATCGACAAGGCGAGTTCAATAAAGACCTTTAAGGGACAAAATCTATCTCCTGAAACTGCTGATGTTCAAGGTGCAGTCAAGGAGGCAATAGACAATTGGAAGTCTCTTGATCCTAATGAATATCACACTCCTATCGGAATGGATGCTCTCAAGCAACGATTAGGTTCAATCAAGGATAATCTACCCTTCAATACTCCGCAGCGTAAGGTTGCTGATGACGCTTATAATGCAGTAAGACAAACTATCGTTAAACAAGCCCCACAATATGCCGATGCGATGAAGGGATATGAGGAAGCTTCAAATCAGATTGGTGAAATCAGCAAAACACTTTCACTCAATCCAAAAGCCTCCGTTGATACCGCTTTTCGCAAGTTGCTTTCAACAATGCGAAACAATGCCAATACCAATTATGGCCAGCGCGTTAATCTGATGCAGCAATTGGAACAGTCTGGCGCACCTAATCTATCTGCATCATTAGCTGGTCATTCGATGAGTTCTTTCTTGCCGCGAGGATTAGCACAAGCTGCAAGCCCTATTGAACTTATGATGGCGGCTTATGGTGGATTTACCCAAGGCGGATTGCCTGGACTGGCTTCTGTCTTGGCTGCCGCTCCTGCGGCTTCTCCGCGCATAGTCGGCTCGACTTCTCACGCGTTAGGTCGGTTATACGGCGGTGTTGCGCCTTATATTAAGGGAACGCCAGCACCTGCTGCTGCTTTAGCTAATCTAATTAGGTCGGGCGGCTCTAATCAGCTTCAAAAACTGACTAACGCTCAGATCCCGTATCGTGCTGCTGTATCTGTCCCATAAGAAAATCTTAATCGCTTGAACAATCCAACAGGCAATCAATAATGCTGGTACGGTCAATTCTTTCATGGCTAATATTGCTCTTTTTATTGCCAATTGGCAATACATGGGCGGGGACTACAATATTACCTCCCGCTAAAACCTGTTTTACGGACGCCAATGGCGCAGTTGTCTCAGGTAGTATAAACCTATTCTACCCAACAACGACAACTGTTAAGCCGTCATGGCAAGATTCGTCACAAACAATATTAAATACCAATCCTATAATCCTTGATAGTAACGGTTGTGCATTAATATTCGGAGTAGGGGCTTATCGCGAACAGCTTTTTGATGCTAATGGTAGTCTATTATTTGATGCGGTTACAACTGATACATCAGCAGAAAACTCGATTTATTGGGCCGGCCTATCCGGGGGTACTCCGAACGTCATTACCCTTGTCGATCCTGGCTTTAACGGAACCGATGGCACAGTTATTAACTTTACTGCTCTCGCCAGCAATACAGGCTCTACAACCATCAATCCGTCAGGCTTTGGCCCGATCAGCGTTGTTAAGAGTACCACTGTAGGGCCGGTGTCTCTGACTGGTGGCGAGATTATTCAAAACAATCAGATTTCGGTTGTTTACAGCGCCAGTGCAAACACATTCACAATCCTTAATCCGCCTATTATCACGGCGGCAGGCGGTACTGCTCCAAGGTGTGGTATCAGCAATCTGAAGATTATCAATGATGGATCAACGCCTAATTCGATAGTCGATATAACAGCGGCGCAGACGGTTCTTGTGTCATCTGCCGGTATTAATATTACCCGCAATTCCGTCAATACCACTATGAACATTTCGATTGGTACAGTCACGTCAACTGTTAATGGCATGGATGGCGAGGCCCCTGGCGTAAGCGGGTGGTTATATATTTTCTTGATTGATAATGGCTCGACGACAGGAGCGGTCGGAACATTGGCGAGTGGCAATGGATTGGCTCCAAACCTGCCGTCAGGTTATAGTTTTGAATGCTATGCAGGTGCTATTCGTGTTGATGGTTCTGGCAATCTATTGAGAACAATTCAATTAGGTAGAGATGCTCAATATATTGTTGGTACAAATCCTGCGACAACACTTATTATTGCCAATGGAATAGCTGGGACATATTCAGCAACGTCACCGGTATTGGCTTCTGTGTCTGTAGCAACATTTGTTCCACCCATTGCCACTTCTATTGTTATTTTGGCTGAACGAGCATGGAAGGGCTCAACGGGCGCAGATGTTCTTATTGCCCCAAATACGTCATGGGGAGGAACTAATAATGGTCCCCAAGGAAGTGCTGGCAATGTATGGCCGGTCTGGTTTCTTGCTAACTCAACATCAGCGACTGCAACATTTATTTTGGAATCAACAACTATTGCATGGGCATCCGATAATACTGGAGCCGCAATAGCTGTTCTTGGCTGGAAAGACGGCTATGTTAACGCGCCATAAATCATGAAGGAAAGCTTTCCTTTATCGTTGAGTTTTGTTCTCAGGGATGAAGGGGGTAATGATGATGACCCTTCGGATCATGGTGGCAGAACTTCTAGAGGAATTACACAGCGAGAATATACGGCCTGGTTAGCAGAACAGAACTTACCAGATAGAGACGTTTGGACTGCACCGGAAAACGATGTTGAACAAATCTATCATGATGAATATTGGGAACCATACTGCGATGATTTTCCCCGAGGAGTAGATTATCTTTATTTCGACATGGCGGTAAATGCGGGACCGAACAGGGCTACTGTAATTCTTCAACAAGCTCTAGGTGTCAATGACGATGGCCGCATTGGTCCGGTAACAAGACAAGCCTTATCAATTGCCGATCCATTCATATTGATCAAAACATATACTGCGAAGAAGCGACTGTTTTATTCTTCATTGCATCAGCCAAGATTTTTGAGAGGCTGGCTTAATCGCTGCAATGATGTTCAAACCAATGCTTTAACAATGGTGTCTAAATGACAATTACGACCACTCAAAAACTTGGCATTTCAATTGCCGTTCTTGGTTTCATGGCTGGTTCCGCTACACAATTAACAGATATTCTAGCACCGTTAGGATCAGTCGCACCTGTTATTGTTAAGGAAATAGTTTCCCTATCGGGTTTTGCCTCTGGTATCCTTGGAATAATTCTGTCTTTCTTGACGGGACAATCAGGCACTATCAAAGCCGTGGTTGAGATGGCTAAAGACCCGACAAGTCCCGTGCAGGGTATTCTCACCACCGCTACACCGGAAGGCAAAGCATTAGCTGCAAGCATTCCAGGTCCGATTGTATCTGCCGGCTCTGTATCGGCTACGGAACTTGTCAAACCCTGAAAGGGATAAAATGCGAAAACTTATAGCAATTGGTTTATTGTTTGGACTTGTAGGCTGTACGCAGCTACAGAATGACATTAATGCCATAACCGGCGCGAGTGTAAACCCAACAGCGGTTATTGTCGCTGCAAATGCTTTTGATGCCGCAGAGGCGACAGCCACGAATTATCTTCGTCTTAAGAAATGCACGGCGACCAGTGGCCCTATCTGCCGCAATGCCGCAGCTACCAAGGCGATTATCCCGGCGATTCGTTCCGGTCGAGCCGCTCGCAATAATCTGGAAACCTTTATGCAAAACAATCCAGGTGTGCTTGGCCCGACAGGGCTCTACAATGCCTTGACTGCGGCAACCAATACGCTCGAACAAATCTTCTCAACCTACAACATCAAGTGAGGCACAGATGCTTGCAACCATCCTAGCTATTCTGGTTCAAATTGCTGGTGCTACTGGTGAAGCATCCACAATCACTTCGATTGTCAATGCACTGATTTCTCTTATCCCTACGTTAGTACAGGAATACGAGGATTTGGTTCCGATTGTGAAAAACATCATCGCCGCCCTGAGTGCCAATCCGGCTACTACTGCTGATCAATTAGCGACCTTACAAACGCTTGATGCCAAGGTGGATGCTGACTTTGAGGCTGCGGCAACGGCGGCACAAGCGGAAGATGCCGCCCCCACTCCATGACATTTGATTGGACTATCTCACTTGGAAATTTATTAACTGTTGTCGGGTTTTGTCTTTCCGGCGTTGTATTTGTTATGTTAATGCGTACCGATATGATAGTGCTTGGAAGTCGTGTTACCAACATAGAAGGAGCATTAAGGGAATTAGTACAATCAAACATTGCTCTTGCTGAAATGCGTGGTAGGTTTCAAACTATGGATGAACGCACAAATATGTTGAGTGAGCGTTTGGATACTCACATCAATTCTACAGGATTTGGCCACCGCAATAGCGAATAATTCGGGGGATACAATGAATAGAATTATGGCGGCTGTTGCCGCTTTATTTTTGTTTGTACAGCCTTCCTATGCACATCATCATCGTCATTATAGCCATGAAGGTTCCTGCGACGGTATTCACCGTTGTATCTGTGGTTCTACTCAAGCCAGCCATTTTGGGCTTCCTCGTATATATAGGGGTCATAATCTCTGGGAAGCCATCGAATGGACCCGTGCATTCCCCCACACATCGCCCCACGCTGGCGCTGTGGGGTATCAGCATGGTGGGGGCAGGACCGGGCACGTTTTTCGCGTTGTAGCCTTCGCAGGGGGTTGCAGGGCCACAGTAGCGGACGAGCGGGGAACCTATGAACGAAATATCTGCTCTCGCGGCGCTCAGTTTATGGAAGTGGCTACCTGGTAAATCAAAGCAGTATTATAATACCTGCCCCGGCCTAAGTGCCGGGGTTTTTGTTTATGATCTGTTTATTCCTGGGATTTTCCATAGATCACCACCCGGCTGCGGTGTCGTACAGCTTGATAGTAACAATGCGAGAAGAATGATGCGAATCATGGGGCTATTCTGATAGTGGCCCATAGGCCAAGGTTGGGGGGCCAGAATGCTTCCAGTTCCAGATGAACCAAGCATGGTTAAAAGACGGCGAACCATCCGAATCCTCAAACCACTTTATGCGTTTCGTTAGGACTATTTTCTTTGCGAACTGTGGGCACTCGGAGAATAGATGCTGGCGTGTCT